GAACTAGTAAAAGTAAAAACAGTGAAAAGAACTGTTGCTACAGAAACTAGAGGCAGAAAAGCTTTATCAAAAAAACAAAAACTACTTAACTTACTATCAAAAGGTGGTAATGTTGCTTGGACTTCAATTCAAAAGAACTTTGATTTAGAGTCTCCAAGATCAATGATTGACACGCTTAGAGCTGAAGGTCACATGATCTATGGTAACAGAGTTGGTGGAAAAAAATACTACAGAATGGGAACTCCAACAAGAGCTATCATCGCTGCTGGTATCAAAGCGTTATACGGAACTCCGTTCAAGTATGACAACCACACTGTTTCTGTAAAGAAAGCAGACCTAATCGCACTTGATGCGTAATTAGAAAGCTAGATGGGGCGCTTCGGCGCCCTTTCTTTTTATACAAATGGACATATACCAATGATAGATAAACTATTGATAGAACAAATTGAACAACAGACTTCAGATACTGAAGTTGCAGTTCTACTTTCTGGTGGTGTGGATAGTTTATCAGTTGCATTTGCTGCTCATAGAATGGGTAAGAAAGTTACAGCATATACGTTTCATCTACAAGATCAACCAACCTATGACGCTACAAAGGCCGCTGAAGTGGCAAAACTCTTTGGTTGGGAGTGTAACATCATAGTAGTACCAACACACAATTTACAAAACGATTTTCAAAGACTAGTAAAAGAAGTTAAATGTAAAAAGAAAACACATTTTGAATGTTGCTTTCCTTTTTTATACGTGTATCCAGAGATTAAAGAACAGGTAGTATTAAGTGGTTGGGCAGCTGATGGTTATTATGGTATATCTAAAAAGGCTATGTTACATTATGGTCCAGGTAAACCAAAAACAAAATTTGATGAGTTTAGAGATAACTACTTTGATATAAACAATCAAGCAGGGTATCTATGGCATGAATTGATTGCTAGAAACAATAATAAACAACTCATTACACCATATCTATCTCTTCCTGTCAAGGATTTCTTTTATAATATGACATGGGAAGAAGTAAACAAACCATTTCAAAAACATCATGTAGTTACTGCATTTGAAGAATTTAAAAAGTTTAAATTTAAGAAACATATCAACTTACAGTTAGGTGCTGGTGTGGACAAATTATTTGAAACCCTAATTGATGATAAATTTATTAACTTTAAATTTAGAAAACGAGTAATGGACATATGTAGAGATTGGTCTACAATGTCAGATGATATAGGAGTGCTACAATAATGATTATAATAGATTTAAACCAAGTGATGATTTCAAACCTGATGGCTCAAAGTAGAGGTGATGTATCAGAGTTACCAGATAAAGACGCTGTAAGGCATTCTATCTTAAATACAATAAGAGCTTTCAATGTTAAGTTTAAAGATGAGTTTGGTACGTTAGTATGTGCTGCTGATGCTGCTGATCCATGGCGTAGAGATATATTTCCAAACTACAAACATCAAAGAAGAAAAGGTCGTACTGAAAGTAAGATTGACTGGAGTGGTGTGTTTGGTATAATGAGCGATATACGAAAAGAACTTACAAACAACTTACCTTATAAAATATTACACGTGGAAAGATGTGAAGCAGACGATATTATTGCTACACTTGTTGCGTTAAGAGAAGAAGAAAAGTATATAATCGTATCTGGAGACAAAGACTTCATACAACTCCAACATTATGGTAATGTGTCTCAATATAGTCCATTACTAAAAAATTTTATGGGTAAAGATGTAGATTCAGAAACTTTTTTAAGAGAACAGATTATTAAAGGTGATAGATCAGATGGTGTTCCAAACATATTAAGTCCTGATGATATTTTCTTAACACCAGAAAGACAGAAACCAATTAATAAAAAGAGATTGGCTGAATGGGCTGATACAAACAATATACCTCTTGGAAGTCAAACAAGAAAGTATTTTGAACGTAATAAAAAATTAATAGATTTATCTATGATACCAGAAGACATTAAAACTAGTATTATAAATAGGTACAGAAACTATAAAGATAATGACAGATCGCTACTGTTACAATACTTTATAGATAATAAGTTAAAAGCATTGATTGAAAACATTAATGATTTTTGAAAACATATATATGGAGATAAAAAATGGCTGAAGAACGAGCAAGAAATCCTAATTTGATTTCACCGAAAAGTATGGAAGCGATGTCCGCAACATCTGGTTCGGGTAGACAATTAGTTAGTGAGATATTTACTAAAATTAACAACGCAAAAGATAAAGCTAAGAAGATTGAGGTGTTGAAAAAACATGATACACCTGCAATGAGAATGCTTCTTAAAGGTGCTTTTGATCCAAACATAGAATGGGAATTACCTCCTGGAACTCCTCCTTACATTGCTAATGAGGCACCTATAGGTACACAACATACTTACTTGGAGAATGAAGCTAGAAGGCTTTACAATTTTGTTAAAGGCGGTAACAACGAACTTAATAAAGTAAGAAAAGAAGCTTTGTTTATACAGATATTAGAAGGACTTCAGGTTGAAGAATCAAAAGTTCTGATTGATGTTGTAAACAAAACTCTTAATAAGACATACAAAGGTCTTACCGGCGATATGGTAAAAGAAGCGTTCGGTTGGAACGTTGATTTTGTGAAACCATAGAGAATCACACAAATAAAGGGTGCGACATTTGATGTTCACCCTTTGTTCCCCCAAAACCCCCTATTATTAATACCAAAATACTTGTTGACAATCCCTCTATTATATGTTATTATATAAATATGAAAGAGAGGAAATTATATTATGCGTAAATTTGTGATAACAGTAATAGTATTAAATTCTATTATATGGTTTGGACTATCTAGTCTGGCCAAAGCCAATGAGTATAACACAGCCGTGATCGGTCATGTTGTATCAGAAACAATTAAAGGTACCAACATGGACCACCAGAAATTGTTAGAGGCTGAAATGAGTAAAATGGCACATACATTTACTTTACAATTAGTCAATGTACTACAACAACATCTACCTTACATTATGGATTCCGTAATGACACAGTTAAGACTTGACCTTGATAAGAAACACAAATGCTTATTATTAAAAGATTCTAAAATCGGGGATAAAGAATGCCAAAGAAACGAAACACAGCAGTGATTAAAAAAGTATTAAAACGAGAACTTGTAAGTAATCGTAAATACAAGACTACTTACAAAGATATTAAGAAGTATTTTAAGATTATCAATAAGGCTGTATTCAGTAATCTGTTGTCACCTTTCAATGAAATCTTAATTAAAAAGATTTATTCAGAGGCAGCTTCTAAAAAATATTGTTATGGACAAGTTATTGCTTGGGAATGGAAAAGAAAAGGTACCAGAGTTTATCATTTAGAAATGCTACCTTATTATCATAACAAAAAAGAATTCGTGGACACTTTAGGACACGAAATGGTACATCTATATCAAATGGCTAATGTGGGTGACACAGGAAATCATAACAAACTGTTTTATAGTTTCAGGCCAAAATTAAATAGAATAGGTTTAGACCTATAGAAAGTATATTATGGAAAATGTGAGAAGAAAAGGTAAAGAGTTAGATCACTATGTTAAACAACATATTGGTGAAGCAATAATACAATTAAGAGAACTTGTTAAACCAAGTAACTTACCAGGAACAAGCAAAGTTTACTATACAGGTAATTGGGTTAATGACGTTTACAACAATTACACAGATAAACAAGCACAAAAAGTATTTGATAACGCTAGTCAATATAGAGACAAGTTAGATTTTGTTCAAGTTAAATTGAATGAAACCTATGAAGACTATAATGGGAATACGTTACAATCATATGAGTATATTGCGAGGAAAAAGTGAAGTCATTTAAAGCTGTAATTAGAACATTAATGGTAGTAACTGTTATTATATTTTTTACACTTTCATTTTACGAATATAAAGATCAGGTTATTTCACAAGCTGAAGCTAGTGTTCCTAAAAAACCAAACTTTGAACATAGTAATAACAAACAATTTTTAGATAATGTAAAACAATGTGTAGGTTATGTTTATTTCTATAACAATGTAAAAGAAGTAAACCTAGAACTACTACTAGCACAAGCAGCATTAGAGTCTGGTTGGGGAAGTAGTAGATTCGCTATAGAAGGTAATAACCTATTTGGTATACGAACATATGATCTAAAAGAACCACATATGTTACCCTCAAACAATCCAAAGAAGTGGGGTGTAAAAGTTTATATGCACGAATGTGATAGTGTATTGAACTATATAAATGTACTAAATAATGGTAGTGCTTTCAAAGATTATAGAAAGATGAGAGAAGAAGGTATTACAGACCCTTTCATACTAGTTGAAACACTAGACGCATACGCAACTGATAAAGATTATTTCTCAAAAGTAAAAAGTATATTACGAAAAATTAAAAAAGACTATTAATGTTCTTAACAATATTAACATTTTTATCTGCCATATCTATATCAATTATAGCGGCTGGGTATTCAATCATAGGTCTAGCGACATTGTTTGCTGGTGCGGTGATACCTATTATATTAATGGGTTCAGCATTAGAAGTTGGTAAACTTGTTGCGGCCAGTTGGTTATATCACAATTGGAATAGTGATGTACCACGTTTACTCAAAGCATATCTATTCTCTGCTATTATAATTTTAATCTTTATTACATCTATGGGTATCTTTGGGTTTCTATCTAAAGCACACCTAGATCAAGTCAAACCAACATCAAGTAATAACATCAAAATAGAATTATTAGATAATCAAATTAAGTCACAACAACTTATTATTGATAGATCACAAAAGACATTAACACTATTAGACAAGGCATTAGAAGTTTACATAGATAAAGAATTTGTAACTAGAGGTCTAAAAGAAAGAAAGA